TTGATCGCCAGTGCTTTCGCCGCCGTACCAGCAACAGCCGTAGCCTGTTCAAGTACCCAAATCGGACCTTCTGCCGCTGCCCCCGGCTCTTTTACGATGATAATGTGCAGATAACGATAAGACTTCATACTGACGAATTTTCCGGCGTTTGCGCCAGCCGCCAAATCCACAGCTATGATCCCCACGGCTACCTGCGCTTGCTCTCCTAGTAATCGCATTGTCATGGTTCAAAACTCCTTTTTTGTTATCCCGTCGTTTAAGGCTTACGCTGCAACAGTTATGAAAGGTGACAACGTGCTGCTGCCCTGGTATGGAGTTATCGCACTTCGCGAAATCGGCTGCGCATTGATCCGGTAAACCCAACGAAATGCCATCTCGTTGTATTCGAATCGAACGTGTATCGATTCATCGAATTGCATATCTTCGTTCTCTTTCACGATGTAAACGTACTCGCCCATATTCGCCAGGATGAGATCACCAGGAGTACCCACTGCGGAACATTGTTCGAGCTCTATATCCGGCTTACCGAGAATACTTCCCAAGGGTGCATTTGCTAGTCCGCCAGGCGGCATCCATACCGGAGTATCGCCAACCTTCATCTTTGGAAGCTTTTTGATCCAGTCGGAATGACGTAGCCAAACCGCACCGGCCTTGAGTCGCGCCGGCATACGAGAATACATTTCCAGAACCGTATCCACATCGTCGGCTGCACGAGTAACCGAAACCAAGACTGGCGAATTTAAAAACCCGAGCGGTTGGCCGGCACCATTACCACGCAAAAAGGCATCATCAATCTTAAATCCGATTTCGGATTCGAACGCCGTAGTAAGGATCGACCGTAGAGCAGCAGCGTCTTTCAAAAGACGGTTAGTCACATAACAAAGGCCCATGAGTTCGGTCAACTCGATTGTTCCCTTGCCGAGCTTGGGTTTCTTTCCCGCTACTGTGTCCGCTTCAGCAACCCAAAACACCTGCACACCGCCCCAGCGTGAGCCGGTAGCGCGACTGGTTTCATCGATGTAGGGGTATTCAAGACCATCAAAACCAGCGCCAATACCGACACGAGTTGCACGTGACAACAGCATTGATTGCTGTAACCCACGTTGCAGAAACTGATCGCTCCAATCTTTCCTGACAAGATAACCGCCATCGGAAGGAGTCCCGACGCTCATTCCGGAAACAGCCGCTTGATACTGGCGCAGCTTATAGATCGCTTCTTCCCTCACGGCATGATCGAAGCCACTGGTGACAACCGGATGATTCGACGCGATAGCCGCCGCCTGGAGCAAGTAGCCAAGATGAGGAAATTCGTTTTTCCCTGGCCGACGAGAACCGTCGTTTGAATCCTTCGCAAATTCCCTCTTGATCTCTTGTCTTTCTTCTTGCTGATATTGCCTGGCCGCATCTCGCATCTGCTTGGCCTGCTCAAGCTCGAGACGAATTCCAAACTCTGCCTGCTTCCAGCCTGTATCCTTATCGTAGGCTTCACCCTGTTCAGTGCTCATGCCCTTCTTATCTTCGTAAGCTTTCGATACAAGGTCATGCCCCTTTTTCTGGATTTCCTCTACCTTCTCTTCGAGTTCTCTGATGTTCATTTTTCCTTTTTCCCTTCCGTCCGGACAAAATAAAAAAGGGCGCGACCACAACAGAGAGTCTTGTTTGAACTCCCTGAAACAGCCGCGCCCTTAAATCGTCGGATCTAAAGCCGCTAAGTCTGCGCTTTAAGAACTCCTAGCATTTGCGTGCATTCATCGGAATACACTTTCTGCTTAGAGTCCTCTTTATTTATCAATGACTATAACAGAACAACCATGCCAAACGCAAAGGGAAAAATTTATGGCCGTTGTTTACTCCCTAATATGTCAATACGGCACTTGAGATTAGCTATCTCCATTTCCTTGCGGACAAGTTCCTGTGTGAGAGACTTCTCACGAGCCATCTGATCCGTAATTGTCTCCACGATCTCCTGAACCAATGGCAGCATTCTTTGCTGAAAGAATATAGGCTCACTCGAAATCCCGGCCAAAACCTGAAGCCTTCTGATTAACTCGCCTTCGTTCAATCGTAATGCTCCTTGAGCCAATACATGTGCCGCTCAACTTCGTCATGTGCGTTTAGAGGTGGTTCCGAAATTTCGGCTCGCTTGCCAGTGCCGATTTCGCCCTTACTAAAAGCGCTCAGAACATCATCTATCGTGCCGACATGATCGACCATGCCCATATCTAAAGCATCGCGAGAACCGACAACACGACCTTGCCCAAAACCGTTACGCACAGCCGATTCCGACACTCCGCGACCGCGTGCAACCGCTTTGACAAACGTGCCGTAGTATTGATCAACGCGCGTCTGCATAAAATCGCGAGCATCCTCGCTAAGTGGCCGTTCTGGTGCCCCTTCGGCTTTGAACTTGCCCGCTGTAATAAACGTCGTCTTGATGCCCTCTTTTTCCATTGCCTGCGACATGTCGTGATGCGCGGCCACAACACCTATCGATCCTACCTGTCCAGAAGGGGTCATCCAAAACTCGCTCGCCTGAGAGCCGAGCCAATATGCGGCCGATGCCGCTGTAGCATTTGCATGAGCGATAACCGGCTTTCGCTTTGCGGCCATAGCAATTATTGCCCCGGTTTCCTCAACACCAGCCACACTTCCACCAGGAGAGTCAATATCCATAATCACGGCCGCTATCTCTGGATCTTTTACCAGTGCCGTCAGTTGACCGGCAAATTTATCCAGACTGGTGCCACCAGACATGCTGGTAATTAAATTCGTTCGATGCGCGAGCACGCCAAAGAGAGGTAAAACGGCTACGTTTTGCATTTGGCGCGTTTCCGGCTTGGTTACAGCCTTGAATGGGATATCAGCGCCTGCTGCCTTTAGATTTATAAAATCGCAGATAGCGTAAAGTTTTTCCGGAATAATTGCCCAAGGCTCATCCGTGATCGCCTGAATGATTCGATCATAGGTTTTCATAATTTCCCCTTTATGCCTTGCAGAATTTCTTCCGCCTCTTTGAGAGCCTTGTTATCATCGCTGTAGCGTTTCAACACCGGCATAGTGCGAAGGATATCAAGAACGCGATCAACGTCCGCCACAATCGTAGATGTTTCATTCGCTTTGCTATTTAATTCATCTAATTTTTTAGCCATGATTTGTTCCATTACCAAGAAATGCTATCAACTGATCGGACCCATACTTTTCCGTTTGATGAACATGATCATAAAATGAATTGTCCTTCACGCTCAATAAGAATTGATCGCGTCTATCTTCTGCAAACTTTCTGGCCTTTTTCTCATCTATCTGCATGACTTCTGCCGCAAACTCCGCATGTTTCGCGTAAAACTTTTCTGCCCAATCGGCAAGCTTTTGAACGTTCTTGTCCTTTTTCCATGCCCGCTCGAGCTCTTTTGCCTCCGCATGCATGACACGCCTGCAACTACTAAGAAGCAATTGATGATAGTGCGCCGCATTGTTCGGCGACACCGCAGGCTGTGGCGTGTCGGGTTTATTCACTGGAATAATATTGCCCTTTTTATCAACTAGTGCCTTGTTTTGATCGACTAGAAACTGATCGAGTCCCGGCTCACTGTTCCAATTTTCCTTGATTCGCACCTGATTGCGCGACATAAATCCGGTATTGATACCGGTCCCGTAAGCACTGTAGCGCGTGGCTATGTCAGCACGCACAAGCCCATCCACAAGAAACTCGGCGAAAAATCGGCTTTTCTGAACAATCAAGTCGCGCAGAATCGATTGCTCCCAATTGATAAAATACGGCATCATTGTGAACTGTAAAAACTCCAACCCCTGATGCTCAATATTATTGTTCGTTGATCGGTCCAAGTCTTTCAGCAAATGCGGCTGAACATTCAACCACCTACAAATTTCCACGATTTCAAACTTACGATTAAGTAAAAATTCAGCGTCCTGCGCGGTCATCCCGGTCTGCACCCACGTCGCGCCGTTAGTAAGCACCATCAAACCGTCGCTTTGACGAATCTGATCCTTGATAGTATCAATCTGTTCTTTTGTGAGTGAGCCGGGAATGGCATAGTTGCCCCGCTGCTTTGCGTCGGTATTATACAGTCGTGTTCCGTAATTTTGCGTTGCCAGCGCAAGCCCGAGAGTTTCTCGCGCAAACGTCAAAAGCGATTGCCCGGTTACGCCATCAGCCGACAACGGAAACGCGCGCACGTGAAAGATTTCATCCTGCGTATAAACAGTCTCGTTGCCTTTTTCATCGCGGTACATATAACCAAGTCTGCCGCTCGCAAGTTTTTTTGGTGTCATGTAGCCGGTCATTAGCGGACGGAGTTCCCCAATAGGCCCACGACTGCCCGACACAATTTCCGAATAAGCATTACCGCCCAAAAGCATATTAGTAGTTAAAAGCAGGCGATATTCGTAACTAGATTGAAACTGATTCGGCTGATCGTGAAGTAAAGTAAAGAGGGGATTATTCTGTGCTTTTTCCTTAGTATCTTCGCTTGTACGCTCGTAAAGAATCAATGGCGGTTGGGCAACGGTCTCCGCTAAAATCCGCACGCCGTTAAAAAAAGCCGCCACGTGCATCGCCGTATCAGGTCCGGCAACCGGACCGCTCATAGTATTTCCGCCGGCTGTTTTCCCGCCATACCAAAAATCATCCCACGGCGCATAGAGTGCATTGGGCTCAAAGAGCGACGCTATATATTCAGCGAACATTTAGACTCTCCGTATGCCTTTCACGATGCCAAGACAGCCAAGTACTGACATAATGACACCAATAGTAAGAAAAAAATACGGAATTAAATCAGGATAAAGAGAATGAAACCCAATTCCGATCAGAAGCAAGCCAAGCACTATCAAATAATCGGCTGGGTGAATTTTACTCATCCTTCAGTTTACGAAAGCAAAGTACCCTGTATTGACGTCGGCCTGACTCACAATCGCCGCGTCAAGCGCCATGATCAGCGCATAAATACCGTCAATCCGGCTGGTAGGAGTGGACTTTACTGGCTTGATACCGCCCACGGCATTCACTTCAAGGCTGGCATTATTCGCCATCGAGCGCAGTACTGGATGTCCGCCATGTGCAATCCTGCGGGCAAGGACAAAGCTCAAGAGTTCTTTTGTCGGCGCAGAAATACTTTGAAAACCCTGGCGAACTTTGAGCAGTAGCGGCTTGCCACTGTATTCTGCTTCCTTCTTGTCCACAGTAAACCCGTAATCCTTGCAGAGATCATTGACGATCTTGTGAGATCCCCAGTCGTCGAAGGCCAAAAGCCGTAAGTCAAAATCGCGCCGGCAGTCCTCGATCGTCTTTAAGATCCAGTCGTAGTCTATCTGATTTCCCGGTGTGGCGACAATGAGGCCGCGGGCTATCCAGTTTTGCAGCTGATTCTTTTCCGCACCGGTCCGTTTGCTCAAATCCTCCGGAATCCAAAAAAACGGCAAGACTTGAAACCGCTCGCCGGGAAAGATCAACACCATCGCAGCAATATCGGTTGTGGACGCGAGGTCCAATCCAGCATAACAAATTCTGCCCTTGAGAGATTCACGATCGACCGGAAAGGCGCAGCCATCCCACTCACTCATATCGACAAAACGCGATTGGACATTTATCCGCTGATTTAAGTATAAGAGCCGAAATTCCGCCTCGCGCGCTGGAATCCGCTGTGCTTGTAATGCCGCCGCCCGCATTTCATCGAGATCGCGAAAACCCGACTTGATCGCTGGATTGCAGTCGAGCCAAGTTTTTTCAACCCACGGATCGGCGTCCTCAGGCGCGGAGTAGATAACCGGATAAAAAGCCTGATCGTTCTCGCCATTCTTAACCCGCAATCCGTAATCTACCAATTCAGACATGATCGATTCGGAATCCGGCGATTGCGTTGAAATCACCACGATTAAAGGCTCCGCGCGGCCACCCGTACTAGTAGTCAATGCCGTCCATAGCCGCCGATCCGTTGCCTGTGCGAGCTCGTCATATACTATAAACGACGCTGAAAAACCGTATTTCGTGTTAGCGTCGGCCGAGAGCGCAAAATAAGTGCTGCCTGATTCGGTGTCCTCGAGCTGCTTATTGAAATCGCGAATGATAATCCGCCGCCGCAACACAGGCACTTCCTCAATAATCGCCCTCATTTCGCGGTAGATATGCGCCGCCTGATCGCGGGAGGCGGCCGCGCTGTAAACCTGCCCACGCTTTTCAAGCGCCGGTCCGCACAGATGAGCTAGCGCCAAAGCCGCCGTCAAGCC